GGCATTCGCCATATTGGACATCTCGCTGCCAAGAAATAAGGTGAATGCGGAATGAACTATCGTTAAAGTTCCCAACGCAACCACCCCCGACATCTTTCTAAACATGTATGCAAAACATATTACATATAATACAAAAAAGGCAGCGTAATTTAAACCGTTAGTTGACATCTTATACACTTTCTGAATATTTTATGGCATTGGCAAATTGTATGTTTTGCACAACCATTCAATCAGTACGTTCTCATCACATCCCAAATATCCTTCCGAGAACTTCTTAATATTCAAGAATTGCGGGGATTTCATATCGGGTCGTTTATAATATACATATGCCCCGAACTTGCCCTTACGAACACTCATCGTATCGTTTAATTTTCGGAGAACATTCGCATCTGCACTGGTTTCCGTTTGTTTCTTTTTATCTAGAAGGTGAGCAACATCATCCATACCGATTTCGTCAAATTGTTTTTTCACGTCTTTGATTGTTTCGCTACGGTCGCCACACTCAATATACATCCCATATCTACCATTCTTTAACATTACGTCAGTGTTCTCGTATGTGCCGATTTTCTTCTCCTTTATCTCACATAATTCATCCACAGTGTATTGTCCAATCGTTAACTTGCCAATGTCTATATTGATGTCTTTTCTTACAGAGATAAATTCAATGTTCTCCTCATCTATTGTTTTTCTTATTACTGGACCATACTTATCAAATGTAAATGTGTGGAGGTCGTCCAACTTGTACGTCTGCTTTGCTATTTTTTCTACTGGTTTGGACAAGGCAGCGATTTCATCGTAACAATCTTTGCATATGCTGGTTATGCCAGACATTTCTCCGTGCGATATCAAATCCAATTCACTTTCCATCATCTTTGTATACTCATAGGAGAACAGACGATCATAATATTTTATTAAGAAATCAATGGTTACTACACCAATGGGTTCTATTACTAATTTATTCGTCTCATTACCAAATGTCTTCTCAGCAACGTTGGTTTTGATTGTTTTATCAATAAGTACATGTTCTCTACATTCTGTTTTAACACCCTCAATATCTTTTCGTTTTACATATCCGCGGTCTTGTATCGTATCTACAATGCTAGCGAAGGTGGATGGTCGTCCTATACCCAATTCTTCTAATTTTTGGATTAAACTGGCTTCGGTATAGTGACGATGCTTGCTATGAACTACTACCGAACTTTCAATCTTTTTATATTCAACCGGTTTACTTGATATGGTTTTCAAGTACATAATCTGCCCGACGGGTGCATTCTGGTCAGCTGCGTCTAATGGGTTGTCATTCACTATTTTCCACCCTAGAAATATGGGCGTTTCAATTGTATTCAAATACTTATGGTTGCTTGGGGCACTTATTTCTATCTTCGTGGTTTGCATTTTTGCGTCCGCCATACAACTTTCAAGCGTGTTTCTCCATATCAATTTATATATTGCCACTAATCGCTTGTCCTCCGATGGCACCGCCCGGTTCGCCAGTTGCGTTACACGTATTGCTTCGTGGGGATTACTGATGTCCTTATTCGCCAACTTGCTGGGTTCTCCGATATATGCGGATGAACCATATTGCTCAGTGATAAATTTTGATGCTTGTTCTAAAAATATAGTTGAATATTGAGAACTCTCCGTTCGCATATAGGTAATATAGCCAGTTTGGTACAATTGTTGGCACAGACCCATCGTGTCGGTTGGGGACAAATGCAGTTGATTACTCGCCGTTTGCAACAACCTAGAAGTGCTGAATGGTTTTGGGGCAGCACGAATTACATCATTTGGAGAACCTATGGTCATTTTATGTGAATGTTCTCGGGAATTCGTTAAAAATGCGAGAACCGCGGGTTCATCGGCAAATTCAGTATTCAAATCAAATTGTATATTACGAGAACCAAAGTATCCGGCGATCTTGTATTTGTATTCTAATTCGCCATTTTCTCGCTTGTTCATTTCATTATCATAGACCAATCGCAGGGCGGGTGTTTGACAACGACCCGCAGAGAGAGAGTTTGACTTGTTATGGTAGAGATATTTCCATAGAAACGGTGAAATCTTATATCCAACAATCACGTCCAGAACTTGTCTCGCCTGTTGTGCTTTCACTAGCGGCATATTTATTTTGGTCGGGCGTTTTACAGCATCAATCAATGCTGGCTTTGTTACTTCGTGGAATGTGATGCGGGGAGTATCTTCTACTGATAATTGAAACAGTTCGCATATATGCCAAGCGATTGCTTCTCCTTCTCTATCATCATCTGTGGCTAATAAAATATGTTGTTTTGAGAACCCAGAGATGATTCCACGCATTGCTTCAATATGATCCTTCTTTTCAGGTATAATTGAGAACGTGGGTGCAAAATCGCCCTTGGTATCTATTGATTTCAGTCCGTCTATTGTGCGAAGATGTCCACGAGATGCAATGCAACAGTAATCGTCGCCGAGATATGTCTCTATCTTTGCACATTTTGATGGAGATTCCACAATGATTAGATATTTTGCGGTTGACACATTGCCCGACACAATGGTGGATGCAGACGACGTCTTACTATATTTTTTGAAAATTTTTGGAGGCATAGGAGAACCTGGTACTTTATCTTTCTACGAAAACATACTATTTTATGTTTATTCTGTTTGCATAATACATTTGTTCTCGGAAATGGCATAAACCCAATTTATTATATGTTATATCAATTATAATATGAACGAACGACCAGAATGGGATGAATATTTCAAGGAAATTGTACAGGTGACTGCCAAACGTTCTCCTTGTAATAGATTAAAAGTAGGATGTTTATTAGTAAAAGACAATCGTATTATTAGCCAAGGATATAACGGTTTCTTGCCTGGCTGTCCGCACGAAAGCATCGTACGCGATGGACACGAACAAGCCACCCTCCACGCCGAACAAAACGCACTATGTGATTGTGCAAAGAGAGGAGTATCGTGTGACAATAGCATTGCATATATTACAAATTATCCTTGTCTTATTTGTACCCGATTGCTGCTTGCATCAGGTATTCGGGAAATCCGATATATTGACGATTATAACAATGACCCATTGGTTCCATATTTTACAAATCAAAAAAAAATAATCATACAAAAGATATAGTCCAATCAAACACGGTATTTATAATTCGCATATTACATAACAAGACCCTGTTGTTTTCAGACGATATTTAATTTGTACCCCAAGACAATATCTAGATACGAAGTCTGGATTTGCAAAAACCGGATTAGTTTTATGTATTTCATTATATACTTTCAATGCATCATTGAATATACCCGATGATGCATTTATTATTTCTGGTGTGTTCTCTACCTTATCTACTTCGGCGAGTATTCGCCTATCTATTATTGACCGGAGACAGATCAGACTGTTTTCTAGTTGTGCCAAATGGTCATCTGCAAATATATTGTAACATATTTGTTTTGCGTCTTCATACAATATGCTTTGTTCTTTGCCAGTTTTTTTCCAAACGTCTACGATGCAATCATCCTTGCAATCGTAACATTGCTTGCAGTATTCCAAATATTCTAATGCGTTTTCGGTTATAATGCACCCGCATCCACGCCAACGATACATATCGCTTTCTTTGATTTTTATTAGATTACTTATATCGCCACTTCCCTGCATTGCAAACCAGAATTGCCCACTGATATCGCCCTTGTATTTTCTTACCATTGTTGTCGTTATTGTTGTTCATAGTCATTTGCGTGAATAGTATTCAATTTTATGCATTTATTCGGAATAGTGGTTGAACATTCAAAGTTAATCTTCAACTGAGTTAAAATATATTTATTCTATATGTATAATATTATGGATGATGGAAGTAAAACAATAATGGTTACGGCTGGACCATATGAATTTCAAATAATAGATAATACATTGTATTCAAGAGATACAACTGAAATATATGGTCGTAATTTTAAAATTGGAGGAAGTTATCCAGATTGTGTAAATATTTCAATCATATATGAAAATAATAAACCGATTGATGCAAGTATGCCATTTTTATTAAGTGACTCAGATTGTGCATTTAATAGACCATTAGAAAAAGGTTGCACTACAATTATTATGACAAAAACATTACTACAATATGTTTATACGCAATTGCCAACGCTTACCCATATAAACTTTGATGATAAATCCAATATTGTATGTGCAACCGAAGAAGAATTAAAAAACGGAACATACAAACCGATGCCATTGTACTATTTTTCCATATTATTTAATGGGCAAACATGGTATGAAAATTACTTTAATGCGACACAAAAAGATGAACTTAGACATCAACAGTATAGAACAAGGGTAACAGAATTTTTATATACACCTGAATTCAAAACAAATATGCAGTTTGATAGATTTATCGCATTATTTGGTAAAAGGGAAGAAGAAATGACTGAATTGTATCAATATTACAATAATGCAAATAATTTTAATGATTTTTTTCAATCTATACCAAAACAACACCGTTGCAGATTAGTTGGTCCGTGGATTGAACAATTTATGAAATTTATACTAAAAGATGTGTTTTATAATGAAAATTGGGTAATTCATTTTCCACTAGAAATGAGTGGAGGAAATATTAAAATACGAAATAAAAACAAGAAAACAAGAAAATATTATTGTCCAAAAGGAATTATTACAAATAATTTTCAATCGCAAAATATATGCATATTTCCAGAAGATTTATAGAGCAGGCGCATAAAATAGTTTACGCAAAAGGTATAAACGCAATCGCACGTTATATATTAGATATTCAACCCAAATTTTGACGATATTGACCAGATGAGTTCAATATCTTCATTTACCGTGGCTATTCACAATCGCGATTATTCATCGTGGGCATTCTATCCAGACAATGCCGACAAAACCCCCATTAATGTTGCCGAACATCCCAAATTAGCTGCATTTGTTCCTCTTGCCGAAAAATGGTTGAATGGTGATGTAATTACTATGAGCGATGACGGCGTCGTAAATAAATCTGTATATGGAACTGCGAAAGCCATACCTGGCGTGTTAGTATTAGAAGGCAACAAAACGTTTGGACGAACACCAAACAATAAACGGCTTTATTATAAATGCATACCATTTGATCGTGGACTTCCCGTTTTTCTAATTCCATACAATGCTCCCATTGGGTTTTCAAAGGTTCAGACAAATCACTATGTTACGTTTCATTACGACAATTGGCTTGGAAAACACCCATACGGTATATTAACCGAAACGCTCGGCAACGTAGATGATTTATGTGCATTTTACGAATATCAGTTACATTGTAATAATTTAAATACGTCTATTGTTTCCCTAACCAAGACCACGACCGCGGCATTTAAATCGCGGTCACCAGACGAATACATCAACCAAATTATGAAAAACGCGGATTTTCAAATAGAAGATAGGCAATCAGAATATGTATTTTCAATAGATCCAGAGGGAAGTGTGGATTTTGATGATGCGTTTAGTATTCAGTCCGCCGAGAATAATACGTATCGGATATCTATTTATATTGCAAACGTGTTCGTTTGGCTAGAAACGCTTAATCTATGGAATGAACTTACCGACCGCCCATCTACTATTTATTTGCCAGATAGAAAACGTACCATGTTACCGGCTCAATTATCAGATGATTTATGCAGTTTACAAGAGAACCAACCGCGTTTTGCATTGGCAATGGATATTGTAGTGAACAGCGACGGACGGGTCGTGACCGACATCCCACCACGGTATACAAACGCGGTTATTCGGGTAAAAAAGAATTTCGTATATGAAGAACCCAAATTACTAAAAAATGCTCAATATAAGACGCTTTTTGATATTTCTAAACGAATGGATGCGTCTATTGGTGATAGCCACGATGTCGTAGCCCATTTTATGGTTTTGATGAATTCTGCTGTCGGAAAATATATGAAAACACAGGAAATCGGAATTTTTAGGTCGGCTGCATTCATTCAGCCCACGGATATTAATGAACCGATAGTTGGTTTGAACGAAGAAACCAGCCGTATTATCAGATCTTGGAAGAATACGCATACACAATACACTTCATTTAGCCCAAATAAGAACCTTCAACACGATATTATGGGAATAGATGCGTATGTTCATATTACAAGCCCTATACGTCGTCTCGTCGACTTGCTTAATCAGATGATTTTAAGCAAATCTGCTGGGATTGTTCGATCATTAAGCTCGGCGGCAACTGGATTTTTAACCGAATGGATGGGGGAACTAGACTATATCAATTCTACTAGCAAATCCATTCGCAAGGTACAAATGGACTGTGAATTATTAACCAAATGCATCAATTCGCCTGAAATTATGGATAGCGTTCACGACGGCATTGTCATAGAAAAAACGGGAACGGCGACCACCATATTTGCATATATGGTATACATAGAACAGCTGAAAATGATGACCCGAGTAAAAACTGACGCAGATTATAGTTTGTATTCCAAAGTGTCTTGTAAACTATATCTTTTCCAAGACGAAGATAAAGTTAGAAATAAAATCAGGACGGCTATATTGTAAATTTTGCAATGTATGCACCACACAAGAATGCGAGTGTATCTACAATTATGTCAATGCGACTATTATCGCCAGTTGTACTAAACGGTTTAGACATACCAATGATGATTTGCCACGTCTCCCATATTGTGTGGGTCGCGAACATTGTATAGTAGTATCCATAATTAGAAAGACCGCGACGCAAATAGAGATAACCAATTAGTATTCCAGATATCACGTGCAAAAATGTCCATCCGTTTATGTAAAAATAATATGTTTTATGTTTACGTTCATATAGTGGAGTATCTAATAGTTGCTTGACTGGTTTAGGTAAGAAAACATCACCGCTTTTGTATAACATATCTTCTAATGTTGTATCCCACATTGTATACACTGTCATCACAAATTATTTTATTGCAAGGATATAAAATATAGAGGACAGTATATAGTATAAGAAAATGTTTGGACTTAGACTATCACTATTTTTGATTGCAAGCCTCGCTGCGGCCAATGCAGCGACGCTTTTGGAACGGTTTGAGCACTGGGCTCAGGAGTTTAGACAGGAGTTTCGTGACCACGAACACCACGAAGACACTTTTGCCAAGTGGGCAATGAACGACAAGTTTATTGAGACGACTAACAGTAAGAACCTTACTTACACTGTTGGACACAATCAGTTCTCCGGTATGGATCAGGAAGAGTTCCGCAACTATCTTGGTTTGTCTGGTGCCTCTACGCGCGTTTCTTCTTCTATGAAGAAGGTGGCTGAGATCAAGTGTCTGTATGAATGCATCGAGCACTACAAGGAGAATTCCAAGCTTGAAACAATCCAGTGTGTTACTGACTGTCTTAGCCAGAAATCGCTTGATGCCAAATCGGTTCCTGCGTCTGTTAACTGGGTCACCAATGGTGGCGTTACCCCTGTCAAGAACCAGGGACAATGTGGTTCTTGCTGGAGTTTCTCAACTACGGGTGCATTGGAGGGTGCTTACTACGTGAAGTACAACAAGTTGACTTCTTTCTCTGAGCAACAGTTGGTTGATTGCGATAACCGTAAGAACGGAGGCAAGGATATGGGATGCAACGGTGGTCTTATGGACAATGCTTTCCAGTGGATCGACAAGAATGGTGGTCTCTGCACCGAGAGTGCTTACCCCTATGTTTCTGGCACCACCAAGACCGCTGGAACCTGCCAGACCTCGTGTTCAGTGGTTGGCAACAGCAAGGTCACGTCGTATACCGATGTTCCTCCCAACTCGGACTCTGATATGATGGCCGCTCTTGCTCGTCAGCCGGTGTCTGTTGCGATTGAGGCGGACCAACAGTCGTTCCAGTTGTACAAGTCGGGTGTGTTTACCGGTGCGTGCGGAACCAACTTGGACCACGGTGTCTTGGTTGTCGGATATGGCAATCTTTCGGGTGCTGATTACTACCTCATTAAGAACTCTTGGGGAA